CTGAATCAAGACAATTGAAAAGCAAATGGGATGCAACTGGACTTCTTGAAGGCTTAAACGCAAAAGAGCAAGGCGCAATGGCGGTTATGCTCGAAAACCAAGCAAAACAATTGCTTGATGAGGCAACTCAAACAGGTACTGCAGCTAGCTCGGAAGAGTGGAGTGGTGTAGCTTTACCTTTGGTAAGAAGAATCTTTGGTGAGATTGCTTCTAAAGAATTCGTTAGTGTACAACCTATGAACTTACCTTCTGGACTTGTATTCTATCTTGATTTCAAATATGGTACTGCTCAAGGTGGTAACCCTGCATTCTCTGGTCAATCACTTTTCGGTGGTACTGGTGCTGATGTAGGTTCTACCGATGCGGCTGTAAATGGTTTATATGGTGAAGGAAGATTCGGATATACTGCAAATGATGTAACTGCATCTACTGCTGTTGCTTCAGTAACCTTTACTTCAGCTTCTTGGGCTGATGTAGGTTTTGACGCTTCTTTATCGGCTTCTATCTCTGATGGTGAGGTTGTAAAAGCAACTTTCGCTAAACCAGCAACTGCTGATGTAGATGGTGTACGTTCGTTCAATATCGCTAACGCTGAGATTGCAACTAACTTAAACCAATTCCATAGTGTATCTGGTAACAACTTAGTAATGATGGTATCAGCTTCTGCTGGTCTTGAAACTGCTAAAGCTGGTAACGTTGAATTGACTTACTCAGTTGTTCCAACTGATTACGCTAGAGGTGATTTCGAAGATGGTAAAAACGCTGGACAAGTAGCTGGTGCTGCTGGTACTGTTGGTACTTCTATCGATATTCCAGAAGTTGATTTAGAATTGAAGTCTGAAGCAATCGTTGCTAAGACAAGAAAACTAAAGGCTGTATGGACTCCTGAATTGGCGCAAGATTTGAACGCTTACCACTCAATCGATGCTGAAGCTGAATTGACTTCTATGCTTTCTGACTACATCTCATTAGAGATTGACTTGGAAATCTTAGATATGTTGAAATCTAACGCATTGACTACTGAGTACTGGTCAGCAACTATCGGTGAGGAGTACAACTCTTCAACTGGTGTATGGTCTGGTGCTAACACAGCTGTTGCATACCAAAAGAACACTTGGTTCCAAACTTTAGGTACTAAATTGAACAAAGTATCTAATAAGATTCACCAATTGACTTTAAGAGGTGGTGCTAACTTCGTAGTTGCATCTCCTGATGTATGTACTATCTTAGAATCTATCCCAGGTTTCACTGTTTCTGCTGATAAAGATGCTTCATCTTTCGCTGCTGGTGTAACTACGGTAGGTGCTATCGCTAACAGATACACAGTTTACAAAAACCCTTACATGACTTCAAACGAAATCTTGTTAGGATTTAGAGGAAGCAACTTCCTAGAAACTGGTGCTGTTTACGCTCCGTATGTACCATTAATTATGACTCCATTGGTGTACGACCCAACCAACTTTACTCCACGTAGAGGTGTGATGACTCGTTACGCTAAGAAAATGGTTCGTCCTGAATACTACGGTAGAATCTTCGTTAAAGATTTAGCTTCTATCTAATAGACAGTTAACTTAACGGAATCTACTTTAGATTCTTAATAAATTAGAGGGAAGAGAAATCTTCCCTCTTTTTTTATGCCAATATCTTATTACTGAAATTTATTATATTTATATTCATATGATGAATTGGCACACATATTATGAGTTAAACAAACACATTGGTAATATCAATGAGGTGGTATCTCAATACAATATGTACGTTTACCAATCACAAGAACAATATGATGTAGAGTTAATTCGTAAGATGGGAAATAATTCCAACTTTATTTTACAAGAAGAACCTTACAATTATATTATCTTACAAGAAGGTAAACACGAATATGGAATATTACAAGAATAATGGGAAATAAGAGAATATCAGAATTACAAATAGAAGTTAATCCACAAATTAGTGATTTGGTGGCATTGGCATCCGATGGTCAGTCCAAAAGAACAACATTAGGTTCTATATTAAATTCCGATTTACCTACAACATTTGGCGATACTACTATTAATGGTGATTTAATTGTAATTGGAACTGAAACTATTATATCATCATCTATTCTTTATGATAGTGGTTCAACTATTTTTGGAAACTCGGTCAATGATACACATGATTTTATTGGAGATGTAACAATTTCAGGTTCTCTTTTCGTAAGTGGAACAACGGAGTTAGGTGGTGATATGTTACCAAAAATCGGTGTAGGTGTAAGATTAGGTTCGTTAGAACGACCTTTTAAAGAATTATTTCTACAATCTGGTTCAATTCATATAGAATCTCAACAAAGTGGAGAACTAACTGTTGATATCGTAAACAACCTCGGAAACTTGGACATATCTTCGGGTGGTATGAGATTAGTAGAACCTGGAAACTCATTCATTGCAGAAACTGGTTCATTCCAATACATTTCAGGTAGTATGACCCAAGTTGGTGATTATATCCAATATGGTGATAAAATCATAGAAGGGAATTTGAGAGTTACTGGTTCAGTAGATATTACTGGTGATTATACCCTAAATGGAAATTCATTTTCATCATCACTATTCCAAAGTTCATCTATATCTGGTTCGGTAATAGAGTTTACCAAAGGTGATAACACTACACAACAAGTCCAAATACCAAAAGGTTTAGGATATAGTGGATTGGGTTGGGCAAGATACGATGATACAACCTACACAACATCTTCTGGATTCTTAATAGGTGATGGTCAAACGATAGTGATACCTTGTAATGGTTCTGGTTCTATTGAAACTCACATGCATTCATCCGTTCCATTCTTCAATCCAAACGAACAAAAAATACAAGCTGAGAACGATGGTGATGTATATACCATTACTATTGATTTTAGTATGAAAGCAGCAGTCAATCCCAGTTTTGAGAACTACGCTAGATTAAGTATGAATAATACTGTTGGAACTCCATATACGAGAGTTGGTAGAGATTTATTCTTTTCCAAAAATGATACTGAGTGGCATAAGTTCCATGAAATATTTCAATATTATTCTGATTCCGATTTTGTATTAAATGGGAATGAGTTTAATATTACTCCATTTGGAGTGGGGGTACAAATAGCAGATGTGATTATCTTCATCCAAAGAACTCAAAACCATTCTCAACACTAAAACACCTATTCTTCTTTTTCTTTATATTTATAGATAAGATATTAAAGAGAGGAATAATAAATGGCAGTAGAATACATATACCCTGGCTCATCATCGTTCTCAGTAGGAGATACTCCATTTGGCACATTTGATAGTGATACAGTTTTTCAAACTGATGCACCTAAAATTGCCAATTGGTGTGCAAAAAGATTGGGATATCCAATACAAAATGTTGAATTAGTTGATGAAAGTTTTTACTCATGCTTTGAGGAAGCAACTGCGGAATATGCGGCACAAGTAAACCAATTTAATATCAGAAATAACCTCGATGTACTTAAAGGTGTACCAACGGGTGAAAATTATTCACAAAAATTAGTAGAGGGTTCTTTCTTACCAACATTGATTGGTATTTCTGATGCCTATGGTACTTTAGTTGGTGTGGGTGGTAATACTGATATAAAAACCGATTACATTGAAGTTGTAGCTGGTCAGCAAACATATGATTTAGAACTATTCGCTAGTTCTTCTGAAAATGGTAATAGAATTGATGTAGTTAAGGTATTCCATGAAGCAACTCCAGCAATCAATAGATTCTTTGACCCTTATTCGGTAAGTGGGCAAGGTACTCTTAATTTGATTGATGAGTTTGGATTCGGTTCATTCTCACCAGCCGCACAATTTATCTTAATGCCTGTTTATGAAGATATACTTAGAATTCAGGCAATTGAATTTAATGATGAAATTCGTAAATCAGCACACTCATTTAACATTACAAATAATAAATTACAAATATTCCCAATACCAACTACAAATGGTAGAATGTTTTTTGAATATTTTGTAAGAAATGAATTTGTTGAGAATTCAACAACTATAAAACCTGATGTAATTTCAGATTACTCAAACGTTGGATATGATTTTATCCCATATCAATACATAAATGATGTTGGTAAACAATGGATTAGAAAATATACACTTGCTCTTACAAAAGAACTATTAGGAGCAATCAGAGAAAAATATAGTTCAGTTCCAATTCCAGGTTCTGAAATATCTTTAGATGGCGCAGCTTTACGAGCTGAGGCCCAAACTGAAAAGGATAATTTGATTGAACAACTAAGAGAAAACTTAGAAGAGTTGAGTAGAAAGACTCAATTTGAAATTAGAAACAATGAATCTAACTATCAACAAGAGATGTTGAGAAAAGTTCCATTATCGATTTATACCGGATAATAAGATATGCCAAGATTTGCATTAGATAGAGATATAAGATTCTTTGAAGGAATCTCAAGGGAGTTAGTGGATGCGGTTATTGAAACAACTGTTGTTCTATTTAAACTTGCCATTGAAGATATATCAACAAACCTTTATGGGGAATCCCTAAATAAAACATATTATCAAGGAACTGAATGTTCTGCCGTAATTGATAGAGATGATAGTAGTGTATCATATGAAGGATTCGGTTCGGATTCAGGTCAGAATGTAGAATTCAGATTTAATCGCTTTACGTTGAAGGATAAGAACTTCTATCCAGAGATTGGTGATATTATAATGCATAATGATGCATATTTTGAAATCGATAATGTGAGAGAGGACCAATTAGTTGGTGGACAAAGTTCTGAGAAATTCTCAATTGTATGTTCAACATTTATGACTAGAAGAAGTTCTATTCAAACTGAAATGAGAGTTATCTAATGAATAAGCGAGAAACAAATAGAGCAAATCAAATAAGTATCAGTAAGGAGTTCACTAAGGGTGTTCAGCTTATTGATATAGATACAACTATTGCCGAATATATGGTTGATTCTATTATTCCAACAGTGGAGGAGAACGGAAATCAAGTTAAAATTCCTCTTTTATATGGTAACGCTGAACGTTGGAATAATGCACGAACAAACGGATATCTAAGAGATAGTAGAGGTAGGATTCAATTACCATTGGTAATGTTTAAACGAAACTCCATTGATAGGCAAGATGGAATGGCTCAGTTTAAAGATGTAAATACATTACCTGCTTACAAAAAATATTCTAAACATAATAGATACGAACGATTTACTTTACAAACTGGTGCAAGTAGAGCAACTGAACAATATGAGGTATCGGTTCCAGATTATGTAACTGTAACATATGAGGTAATGATTTGGACATCATTTACCGAACATATGAATACTATTGTAGAACAATTCCAATATGCTACTGATAGGTATTGGGGTACTGAAAATGGATATAAGTTTAGAACTCGTATTGATTCATTTGATAATCAGCAAGAAGTTGGTGAAGGTTCGGAACGAATAATTAGAACATCATTCACAATGGTGACTAACGCTTATTTATTACCTGAAACTTATGATGATAAACCAACTGTTAAGAAATCATTTACACCAAAGAAAGTGATGTGGGGTGTTGAGACTGATTTAACAGGTACATCATTTACAAATCCTAACATATACAATGAATATCAATCGGTAATTGATTTTGTGGCAATACGAAGTTCTCAAAGAGCTGAATTTACAAATGCCACAACTGTTACATTGACAAATGTTAGATTACCAATTTTACCTGTTGAGCTGATTGGTTCATTTGATACGTTAAATTGGTTTAGGGTATATGTTAATTCAGAATTCAGACCCGCATCAAATTACACATATTCTTTTAATGGTACCGATGATGAAATTATATTTACATTCAACTCTGAATTAGGATTTGATTTAGATGAAAATGATGAAGTTGATATTGTTGGAAAATACGAACAATTATGAACATAAAGACTCTTAAAAATATAATGAAAGAGGTTAATCAACCCAATGAGTTTACAATGGAAATTGTAAATCTAACACATGAATTGTATTGGATTTATAA